TACCCCCTCCCCCCAACTCAATGTAAAAGTAAAACTAATCGACCTGATTATGGAAAACACCCCCCTTGTCTTTTTAAATCCATGCCCCCCGGGGGGTATATAATTTTTTTCGTGGGGGCGCCCTTTTTGACGATGGGGTTTTCAAAGTCCCCCACACCCTTGACAAGACGAAATCTATCTAGTAAGTTCCGCACAACTGAAGAACCGACAAAAGGACTTCTTACACTGTGCCGATAGTTGTGACCCCCGAAGTTGGGATACCACTGCCCTTTGACGTAACGCCAGAGGAGGCAGAAGGTTTTCGTGAGCGAGCCAAAGCCGCTTGCGCCACTATCCTAGAACTCATTGAGTCCGGTGCCAATGTAAAAGCCGATGAGGAAGACTCTGCTGTGGCCCACCAGATAGCGACCACGGGCAACTTCGTACCATCCAAAACACCACCCGGTGCCATCCTAAAACTAGAAGCCCTGCTGGATCATTACGACCACGAGTTTCTAGAAGTCAACCGCAAGATCCAGAATCTTGTAACAAATAAATTGTTAGAAGAGACCGAAAACGAGGATGCCAAGGTTAGGCTCAGGGCGCTGGAATTGCTGGGTAAGCGTAAGGGGGTACAACTCTTTACCGATCAGGTCGAAATTACCGTGAAACAAAAGCCCATAGAGGAAATTGAGAAGGAACTTGGTTCTTTGTTGGAACGCTACATGGGGCCTGTGGAACAAGCAGCAAAAGACGATATACAAGATGTTGAGGTAAACGAGGACAAGCCAGAGGCAAATATAATCCCCGACGACGATGAGTTGGACGCCTTGCTGGGGATAAAAGATAAGGAGGGCGACGGTGAACCAGAACCGCCTGCAAGCACTCCTCAATAACAAGAGCACCCTAAACCAACTGCCTCTCAGTGTAAAAGCCAAGATTTATGAGTTGGTTGAGGAGTTGGAAGAGCGAAAGAGTGCCCAGCAGGCACAGAAGTCATTTATGTCGTTCGTGGGCAAGGTCTGGCCTTCGTTTATACATGGGGCACACCACGCCAAGATGGCTGAGGCTTTCGAGAAAGTGGCTGAGGGCAAGATCAAGCGGCTAATTATTAATATGCCGCCACGGCACACTAAGTCTGAGTTCGCTTCCTACCTGCTCCCGGCTTGGTTTTTGGGTAAATTCCCTAATAAAAAGGTGATTCAGACCAGCCACACCGCCGAATTGGCTGTGGGATTTGGACGAAAGGTGCGAAATCTTGTCGATCAGGACACGTATAGAGAGATTTTCCCGGGGGTTGGCCTACAAACAGACTCTAAGGCTGCTGGCAGGTGGGCGACTAACAAGGGTGGAGACTATTTTGCTATCGGTATCGGTGGTGCTGTTACGGGTAAAGGCGCCGACATCCTTATTATTGACGATCCGCACTCTGAGCAAGAAGCTGCGCAGGCGGAAGTAAACCCAGAAATCTACGATAAGACCTACGAGTGGTACACATCAGGCCCACGGCAGCGTCTACAGCCGGGCGGTGCCATCATAATTGTGATGACTCGGTGGAGTAAAAAAGATCTGACGGGTCAAGTGCTCAAAGCAGCAAGCCAAAGGTCAGGTGAGGAGTGGGAAGTCATTGAGTTTCCGGCTCTTTTGCCCAGCGGCAAGCCGTTGTGGCCTCAGTTTTGGCCTAGAAGTGAGTTAGAAGCCCTCCAAAAGGAACTACCCCACGGCAAGTGGATGGCTCAGTACCAGCAGAACCCAACTTCTGAGTCTTCAGCCATTGTAAAACGTGAATGGTGGCAGATATGGGAAGACGACGAGGCGCCAAACTGTGAATTTACCCTGATGGCGTGGGATACGGCGTTTGAAAAGAACAATCGGGCAGACTATTCCGCTATGACCCACTGGGGAGTCTTCTATCAGCCGGATGAGACGGGAGTTTTGCAGGCAAACATCATACTTTTGAACGCTTTTCGGGAGCGTATGGAGTTCCCGAGGCTGAAACAAGAAGCCGTTGATCAGTTCAAAGAGTGGAACCCAGACAGTGTGATTATTGAGAAGAAAGCCTCTGGGGCGCCCCTGATTTATGAGATGAGGGCGATGGGAATCCCTGTTCAGGAGTTCACTCCAAGTAAAGGTAACGACAAGATCAGCCGGTTAAACGCCGTGTCAGACATATTTGCAAGTGGTAGAGTGTGGGCACCGAACACACACTGGGCGGAAGAGGTGATCGAGGAGGTTGCAAGTTTTCCTGCGGGCGAGCATGATGACTACGTTGACTCTGTGTCCCTTGCGTTGATGAGATTCCGCAAGGGTGGGTATATCCGTACCCTGTTAGACGAGGAAGATGAATTACCTTCATTTAGGCGTAAGTTTGAGGGCTATTACTAAGGACAGAATATGGCAATTGACAAAGCACTAGGGCAAGCCCCGATGGGACTAGATCTCGAAGAGATGATGGATGAGCCTGCTATCGAGATAGAGATCGAAGATCCCGAGGCTGTGCGTATTGGCATTGACGGTAAGCCCATACTAGAGATTGAGGAAGTAGAAGTTGAGGATGACTTTAACGCTAACCTCGTTGAAGAGATGGACGAGGACGAGTTAACAGAGTTATGTAACGACCTGATTAGTGAGTTTGAAGATGACACATCTAGCCGCAAAGACTGGATGCAGACTTATGTAGATGGCCTAGAGTTGCTGGGCATGAAGATTGAAGATCGTACCGAACCGTGGCCCGGGGCTTGTGGCATTGTTCACCCCCTGCTGTCTGAGGCTCTCGTTAAGTTCCAAGCCGAGACGATCATGGAGACCTTCCCATCAGCGGGGCCGGTCAAGACTCAGATTATTGGCAAAGAGACACCCGAGAAGAAAGAAGCGGCTACTCGTGTAAAAGATGACATGAATTATCAACTAACCGATGTGATGGTCGAGTATCGGCCTGAGCACGAGCGGATGTTGTGGGGCTTGGGTCTGGCTGGTAATGCGTTCAAGAAAGTCTATTACGACCCCTATCTTGAGCGTCAGGTATCTCTGTTTGTCCCTGCTGAGGACGTTGTGGTTCCGTATGGGGCGTCTAACTTAGAGAACGCGGAGCGTGTAACCCACGTGATGCGTAAGACAGAAAATGAACTGCGCAGGTTACAGGTAGCAGGCTTTTATGCAGATGTAGAACTTGGTGATCCAGTTGATTCATTTGACGAGGTGGAAAAGAAAATCGCTGAGAAGATGGGCTTTCGTGCCTCATCTGATGACCGATACAAGATTCTTGAAATGCACGTTGACCTTGATCTACCCGGATACGAGGACAAAGACGACGATGGGGAGCCGACGGGCATTGCTCTGCCTTACGTTGTTACTATTGAAAAAGGTACACAAACAGTCCTAGCAATTCGTCGGAATTGGAATCCAGATGATGATACTAAGCAAAAACGCAATCATTTTGTCCATTATTCATACATCCCGGGATTTGGCTTCTACGCTTTTGGTCTCATTCATCTTATTGGCGCTTTTGCTAAGTCTGGCACTTCTATTATTCGCCAACTTGTTGACGCTGGTACTCTCTCGAATCTCCCCGGAGGATTCAAAACAAAAGGTCTTCGGGTTAAGGGTGATGACACGCCGATTTCTCCGGCAGAATTCCGTGATGTAGACGTTGCCTCCGGCACTATTAAAGACAACATTATGACGCTCCCGTACAAGGAGCCGTCGCAGGTGTTGTACAGTCTACTGGGCACCATAGTTGAAGAAGGTCGTAGATTTGCTAGTGCAGCGGATCTGAAGGTATCCGACATGAGCGCCCAGTCCCCTGTAGGGACGACGTTGGCTATATTAGAGCGGACGTTAAAAGTGATGAGCGCTGTTCAAGCGCGGATTCACTACAGCATGAAGCAGGAGTTCAAACTCCTTAAAACGATTATCCGCGACTACACCCCCGAGGATTATTCGTATGAGCCAGTAGAAGGCCCACCACGGGCTAAGAAGTCGGACTACGATCAGGTCTACGTTATTCCTGTAAGTGACCCCAATGCGGCAACCATGTCGCAGAAGGTTGTTCAATATCAGGCGGTCATGCAATTGGCCCAGCAGGCTCCTCAGTTATATGACCTCCCTTTTTTACACCGGCAGATGCTTGAAGTTCTTGGAATCAAGAACGCTTCTAAGTTGGTACCGATGGAGGACGATGAGAAGCCACGCGATCCAGTCTCTGAGAACATGGACATCCTTACTGGCAAGCCGGTCAAGGCGTTTATTTACCAAGATCACGAGGCGCATATCACTGTCCATATGGCTGCTATCCAAGATCCAAAGATCGCAAAGATGGTTGGTCAGTCACCAATGGCTAATCAGATGATGGGTGCGATGGCTGCACACATTCAAGAGCACGTGGCCTTTGAGTACCGTCGTCAGTTGGAAGAGCAACTTGGCGTACCCTATCCGGCACCAGATCAAGATATGCCGGAAGATATGGAAGTACAGATTTCTCGTTTGGCGGCAGCAGGAGCACAAAAACTTCTTGCTCGCAACCAAGCCGAGGCAGCACAGCAGCAGGCACAACAGGTTGCACAAGATCCTATTGTCCAGATGCAACAAGCAGAATTGGCTCTCAAACAAGCCGAACTGCAACGCAAGTCCACTAAAGATCAGTTGGATGCCGCCGCAAAGGCAGATCAACTTGAGATCGAGAAGCAACGGATTGAGGCACAGAAAGAGATTGCAGGTATGCAAGTTGGTGCCAAAGCCGCAAAAGACAAAGCCGACCTTAATGCCAAGATGGAGTTAGAAGGTGTAAGACTCGGCTCACAAATCGCTCAACAAAGGGCGCAAGGTTCCAAACCACCGAAGAAAGGCAATGAATGAGCAATGACATACTTAAGTATCTTTCAGACAAGATACGAGAGGAAATGAAGGTAATCGAGCAGGATTCTGTTTTAGGTAAAGCCAAAGATTTTGGGGCGTATCAATACGCCTGTGGCATTTACCGTGGACTTCTGATCGCAAACAATATTCTTATAGAAACAGCAGAAAGGATGGAAAAAGACGATGACTGAACTCGCCATCGCTACAGAAGAAGGTGAAGTAAGTACTCTGCCAGACACAGACGAACGCAAAGCCAAGCAGTTACCGGATCCTTCGGGATACCGCATTTTGTGTGGAATCCCTAATATCGACGAGCAGTATGAAAGCGGGATTCTTAAATCTGACCTAACTCTTCAACATGAAGAACTGCTAACTACAGTCCTTTTTGTTGTAAAGATGGGGCCGGATTGCTACAAGGACGCCGCAAGGTTCCCAAGTGGGCCTTGGTGTAAGGAAGGGGACTTTATTCTCGTGCGCCCCCACGCAGGTACACGGCTAAAGATTCATGGTCGTGAGTTCCGCATCATCAACGATGATTCTGTCGAGGGAGTAGTTGAAGACCCCCGTGGAATCAGCCGCAAATAGGAGTAGACAATGGCTGAAGCACAGAAAAAAGATGATTTTGAGTTTGAGGTAGAAGGTGAAGATAAGGGTAAACCCGTAGAAAAAGAAGTAGAGGCTAAGGGAAAACCCGAAGTTGACATTGAAATTGAAGACGATACGCCCGAGGAAGATCGAGGCAGGACGCCACTTCCCAAGGAAATTGTCGAAGAATTAGAGGCAGACGAGTTAGAGGACTACTCTGACAAAGTAAAGATTCGTCTAAAGCAGATGAAAAAGGTTTGGCACGATGAGCGCCGAGCCAAAGAGGCTGCTTTTCGTGAGCAGCAAGAGGCTATTACTCTTGCCCAGCAAGCAATTGAAGAGAATAAGCGCCTGAAATCTAGGCTGTCTGAGGGGGAGAAATCCTTCCTTGACACAGCCAGAGGGGCGGCAGAACTTGAGATGGAGATGGCTAAACGTGCCTACAAAGAGGCATACGAGGCCGGAGATTCCGACAAGGTGGTAGAGGCGCAAGCCAAACTATCGGAAGTAAACTTTAAACTTCAGCGCATAAAAGACTACAGACCCTCTTTACAAACGCCTGAAATTGAAGTAAATAGTAACCAGCAGCAACAGGTACAAGTGCCTCGTCCCGACCAAAAGACGCTTGCGTGGCAAGAGCGCAATACGTGGTTTGGTGTAGACGAGGAAATGACAAGCCTAGCACTTGGCTTGCACCAGAAATTAGAGAAACAGTACGGCAAAGGCTTTGTAGGTACTGACGAATATTGGGATCGTGTGGACACAACCATACGAAAACGCTTCCCCGAACAGTTCGAGGAAGAAGAGATTAAAACGACTAACGGGGGCGGCAAGCCCGTTACGCGCACCGATAGACCTGCCACAGTGGTTGCTCCGGCATCGCGTAGCACATCCTCCAAAAAGATAGTGCTTAAGCAATCTCAGTTGATGATTGCGAAAAAATTGGGTTTAACCCCTGAGCAATATGCTCGGGAATACGCAAAAACTATGGAGAACTAACATGGCAGAAAACAGACTTGCACGCGAACTTGAAAACCGATCAAACGTAGAGCGCCCGAAATCTTGGATGCCTGCTTCAGCATTACCTGAGCCAGACAAACAGCCGGGTTATGCCTATCGTTGGATTCGGGTTGCCTCATTAGGACAGCAAGACCCAAAGAACACATCTGCAAAGATGCGTGAAGGATGGGAGCCTGTTCGGATTGAGGAGCAACCTAAGTTCCAGATGTTAACTGACCCCAATAGTCGTTTTAAGGACAACATTGAGGTTGCCGGACTGTTACTTTGCAAAATCCCTGAAGAATTTATGGCGCAGCGTAAGGCTTATTACGCCAAGGCCACAAAGGACAACATGGAAGCCGTAGATAACACGTTCATGAGAGAGAACGATCCTAGGATGCCGCTCTTTAAAG